TCAGGGGCACCGTTCCCTGAGGGCCTACGCGGAGAGGTCCCGGACCCAATTCCAGAACTTACCGGCAGCTTAGCGGCCCAGGCGGAGCGCCCGTTGCATGAACGGATTCGCCCGCGTCCCGGGATGGAAGACCTCCCGCCGGTAGAGGACCTCGCCGCCGACCTCGAACCGGAGCACCGCGCGCCGGCGCCTGCCGTTCCTGGTCCTACTGCTGCTGAACTCCCGGCGCGGCCGGATCGGGTGCGGGCGCGTCCCCTTGAGCACGAACTTCACCGCCGGGTGGTCGCACCAGACGACGCCGGACAGTCCCTTCGGTCCCTCCCGGATCTCCCAGTCGACGAACGCCCCCATCCGCCCCGGCGCCTCCGCCTCAGCGAACCGTGCGACCCGCCGCGTCCGCTCCTCCAGGCGCCGGAAGGCCGGGCCGTTGCGGCGGCGGAGCAGCCGGTCAAGGGCGCCCTGGTCGATCGTCACGCGTACGCTCACGGCCCCTCCTCCGGGCACTTGCACGACGGGAGGGCGACCATCACCCGCTGCTCGATGCCGCCGCACCCGCCCTGAGGCTCAAGTGTCTTCTGCGCGCCGATGACGTACAGCGGGCCCTTGTGCCGGTTCCCGATCGAGGGCACGCAGCACAGGAGGGCGTTCAGCACGGACGCCGCGTCGATCTGGATCACCCGGGCCGCGGCCGTCTCCTCCTCACACGTCGGCGGGCAGCCCGTGTCCGGGTCAGCGACGGGCACGCACCGCAGGAGCGTGATGACGAGCTCGACCGCGATCCTCGCCGGTGAGCACGACTTCTGGCCGAGGACCTCCCGCGTCTCTGACGGGAACTCCGTCGTCGGGAAGATCCGCGCCACGTGCACCGTGAGCTGACCGCCGGTGCCGCCCTCCTCCCCGCACGGGTCCTCGCAGGAGTCCCACGCCGGCGTGCCGGGGACGACGCAGGCACGGCACGGGCACCCGGGCTGACCGGGGACCTCCTCCGCGGTCGCGTCGAGCGTCACGCACACGCACGCGAGGACGGCCTCCGCGAGCTCGTTGACGCCCTCCAGGGTCAGGGCCATGTCGTCGTCCTGGGGCGCTTGAAGTCGGGCGAGTAGGCCCGGGACGGGGAGCTCAGCCGGTAGGGGTTCACGGTGGCTAGCCACAGGTCAGCGAGCGGCAGCCCGGTCCGCCCCTCGCTGTAGATGAGGGTGGGGTCCGCCCACTCGTACTCCACGCCCTGACGGTTCATCCGGGTCATGTTCTGCCGCGACTTGCACCCGCACGAGCCGGACCCGCCGGTGCACCCCTTCAGGAGGTGGCAGGTGAGCTCTGACACCGCGGCGATCGCGGCCGCGTCGAGCTGAAGCCCGTACCGGTAGGTAACAAAGAAGGTGTTGTCCGCGCCCGCCGGCGCCGCCATGTCCTGGCAGTCGGGCCAGCACTCGCCGTCCGTGCGCACCAGGAGCCCGGCCGCGTCCACGCGGTACGACTCCGGCGCGATGACGTCCGCCCCGAGCCTGACCTCCGTCACGTCATAGACCGGACCAGGGAGGTAGACCTCGCAGAGCTCCGTGCAGGAGCAGTCCGACCGGCACCCGCAGACGGACGCGTTGCGCCACACCCCGTATGCGTCGATGTACGGGATCCACGGGCCGGCGCTCTGCCACTGGACCGCGTACGACGGGAGCGCCGTGAGGCAGGAGCGGCGGCACGGCCGCACGGTGATCGGGCACGGCCCCCAGCGGCGCCCGGAGAGGCCCCAGAGGATCTGTGACGCGATGAGCGTCCACCGGGCGAGGACCTCCTCCTCAACGCCCTCCACGTCGCAGCACAGCTCCGTAGGCCACGCTTCACATACAGTGGTCTGGATCGGCACGAGGACCTCCTCCTCTCAGCGCTCGTACGGTGAGGGCACCGGGAACCGGGCCCTGATGAACTCCCCGACCGCCCCGTTCGCGAAGGCGTCCGGCATCGTGGAGAGGAACCGGTCCTTAGGGCCGTAGCCGCGCGGCGCACGGTGCCGGATCTTCACGTCCGCTACCTGCTCCCCGCCGAGGCGGGCGAGGTTCCCGTACGCCGTCCGCTTATGGAGGACGTCCAGGTGCCGGCCGCGCCACAGGGCGTTGAGCATGAGCCCTTTGTCCACCGGGAGGGGGACGTGCAGCTCGTAGGAGAGGGGCTCGGTGTGCCCGAGGCCGGTGAGGAGCTGCCGGGTCTCGCGCATCCCCTTCAGGTACACGGCTGGCCCCCGCGTCTCGTAGTACCGCTCGACGTCGGCGACCAGGCCGCGGTGAAGGACGGGCATCCCGCCAGGGAGCGGGTGCATGGTGAACATGTCGTCATCGGCCCAGAGGAACGGGTCACTGACGTCCGGGTGTTCACACGCTGCTCGCATCGCGGTGTCCGTGTTCTGGAACTTCCCGCCGTCCTGCACGGTCGGGATATGGCCCGCCTCAGCGGTGAGCCACGGGTGCCGGTGCCCGACGGTCCACACGCGGCGGTGCGGGAGGTGGGCCGCCCAGGAGCGCAGCGCGTAGCGCAGCGACTCGTTGGCGGCCTCCTCCCGCACCGGCACGACGACGTCAAGCGCCGGCGGTGCCTCGGTCAGCTCGCGAGGCACAGGCCCTCGGTGACGTCCGCGTACTCACAGTCCGCGGTCGGCGGGGCAATGTGCGTGGTGAAGATCCGGCGGTGGCAGGTCGTCCCGAGCGGCGTGAGGAGCGGCCCGGCGGTGAGGGCCGCGTTCTGCTCCAGGACGTTGTACGGGCCGACGCCCCAGCCGCCGCCGGAGCGCGTCGAGCCCTGGAGGGTCAGCGTGACCGCCTCCGAGCCGACCTCGATGTCCCCGAGGAGACCGTTCGTCACCCACGGGAGGAGGAAGTAGATCCACTCGCCCTGAGCGAGGCCGTTGGTGAGGCAGATGTCCTCCCCGATGACCTCCGCCCAGCCCTCGATCGCGAAGCCGGTGTCACACTGGATCGCGCAGTCGTCGTACCCGATCGGGGTCCCGTCGAAGCCGTAGACCACCGGGTTACCGGTCGTGATCTCCAGGATCTCCGGGCTGACACCGTAGAAGTTGAGCTCGATGTCGTACCCCCGGAACGTCGGGCACCCTCGCTTGAAACCGCACACCTTTCCGTTTGCTGCTTTGTACTCGACGTCCGTGCCGTCCTCGCTGTTCACGTTCATCGCGAGGCTGCTCAGGCAGTCGAAGGCGATGGCGTTGTCCGCGCCACAGACGGGCCGGCCGCAGGAGTCGAGACGCGTCAGCCGGACCACGTCGAGATTGGCGATCAGGGGGCAGCTCATGCCGCGGTCCTCCTCGGTGATGGGAGGGCCCGGCCTGATTTCGCCAGCGGCGCCGCCACCAGCATAGCCGCGCGCCCCCTCAGCGGCCGTGCTCCGGCTACGCCCTGACGAGGCCCCGGATCCCGTCCACCCACGCGGCGAGCTCAGTGCGGGCCCGCTCGTCGAGGAAGGCGCTCCGGGCGAGCGCCGCGGCCCGCGCCGCCTGGCGGCGTTCCCCGTCCTCGTAGAGGCCGCGTACGGCCTCCGTCCAGGCGGCGGTGTCGGAGCGGTCGAGGAACGTCGCCGCGTCCCCGAGGGCCTCCCTCAGGCCCGGCGTGGGGTGCGCGATGACCGGGATCCCGGAGGCGAGGGCCTCCGCCGCCGCCATGCCGTACGACTCATAGAGGCTCGGCATCATCAGGACCCGCGTGTGCGCCCACACGTCGCCCCGCATGTCGGAGGTCTGGCCGATGATCCGGGCGTTCGGCGGGCACGGCAGGGTGAGCTGCTGGCCGTGCGCGCCGGCGATCCCGAGGAACGGCAGGTGCGGGAGAGCGCCGGCGACCGCCCGCCACGTGTGCACGCCCTTATCGGCGCTCATGTTGACCAGCGTCACCCGGTCCCCCGGGTCCGCGCGGTGCTCGTCTGAGCACACGGGCGGGCGGACGATGAGCGCCGGGATCTCGCTGACCTCGACGTAGCGGGGCGCCAGGGAGGCCCGCACCCACTCCGTGTTGATGACCAGGAGGTCAGGGCGGGCGGCGAGGGAGCGGGCCGCGTAGTCGAGGTCAGCGTGCATGAGCATCACCGACCGCGCCCTCAGCCGCCGTGCGACCTCCGTCGCCCGGGCCGCGTAGTTGTGGTGGGTCACGATGACGTCCGGCCGCATCCGGGTCAGGAAGAGTTCCGCGGGCTGCGTCCCGAGGCGGACGTAGGGGACGCCGTCGACCTCCCACGCGGGAGGGGCGTCCGGCATTGAGGAGCACACCACCAGGGAGGGCACTCCCGCGTCGTGGAGCGCCCGCATCATCGTGTGGAGTATCGT